CATCCGCCGAACAAGTCGCCGGATCCAACGATGACTGCCCTAGCATTATGAGTGTTTTTAGTTTCATTGTTCTCAATGGATGTCAAATTTTTCATCGGCAGGGGCTGGCTAAACCAGCAGGTCAAAGCCAAGTTCTTTCAAAATGTTTTTTGGAAACGGTGCCAGCCCCCGGTTGCGTGGATTTGGCGGACCGCCGTTGATCTCAATAAGTCGCTTCATGGCCGCATCAAACATGGGCCAAAACTCACCCAGCGCGGTTTTGATTGCTGCCTGATATTTTTCATCCTGCTCGACCTTCAAAACGAACGGTGGAAAATTTCGCCGGAAACTGGAAAAATACCAATGTGGATATTGTGTCACAAAAAGCGAGCCTTGAACCTGGGCGGTGTATTGTTCTGGCAATTTACCGTCAAGCAAATAGCGTATGTGATTCGGCAGCGCGGGGCATTTTAATTCCAGCCCGCCGCCATCTCCAGTGATTCCATCCGGTGAGCAGCCAATGCGATCATCGTTGCCTTCGATGAAAGCGCACTCAGTAACTTCAATTCCAGTTTCGAGCGTGAACGCGGGACGGGCATATTCCTCAAGAATCTTACCTTGTTCAATGTCAAAGACGCCCTGGACCTGCGGCAACGGACCACCAATCCACGCTTCGCAAAGTTTTTCAATCATGTAGGTTTTTACGCCCTTGCCTTCGCCGACTTTGCCGGTCGGGGTGATGAGATTGGAAAGTTCGCTGGCGGTGATTTTGCCGCTGCGAAGGATCATCCATTCCGGTGATCCCTGTAAAATGTCGCGGTGAATTTTCATCACTGAGCCTTTTCCTTGCGGGTCAACATTAAGTCAATGTCGTTATATTTCGACGCCGGAATTTCAGAAAATTTATCCGCTCCGGCGTATTTCCAAAACGCCTTCATGTCCACAACATCACCAAGCATTCCAATGCGATGCTGAATCTCCGAAACTTGCTGCGGCGAGATTTTTGTTTTTTTGTCGCCCTCCATTTTTACGTCGTCACGCTTTCCCACAATGTGAAGCGACAGCCCCATTTCGAGTGCGCCGCGCTTGCCAAACGTGTGCGCCCCAAGATCGTTTTGGGGGGCGGATGTGCCGGGCGGGCCTTCGCCAATTCTGACCGTGCAGGGGATTTCGCGGCTGTGTCCTGCGAAGTGCGTCAGAGTCATTGTTGTGGTCACACGTCCATTCTCGTAGCCAGTCTCGCGGAATGAGTAGCAGAAACCAAATTCTTGGCAGATTGGACGAACAATCGCGTCAATGTCCTCAAAATTTGCATACTCGAATTTTGTATTTCCTAACTTGTCTGGAATCGCGCGCACCCCGACAATTTTTGGAAGCGCGGATTGAAGCTTCACAAAATCAATGTTAAATTTTCTTTCGGCGTCCATCGCCAAAAGCTCTTTCATCACGGCCAGCGAATCCTTGTCGAGCGACTTGGTTGCGGCAGCCTCAAAGGCCTGCTGAATTGTTATGCCTTGCGGCGCGGCCACAGCCATCGGCTGTGGCTCATTCGGTGTGAATTTGGAAACCCCCATTTGCGGCGCGTTGTGCGCCTCGGCGGTGATCGGCAATTCTTCGATTGGCTTCATAAATTAATACTGGTTTTCTTTTTCGCTTTGTATCTGTTCGCCCGCTTCCTCTAAAATGCGCTGCTCAAGCTTTTTGTCCACGTCAATTTCGTTGCCGGCGCCATCGGTGACGCTGTTGATTTCAAAACCAGCCGGCTCGTCCGGTTCAAGCGGCGGCCCCGCACCGCGCACGCCTCCGCAACTGTCCCGATGCCCGCGATACGCGCGGTGATACTCCACGTCGGCGATGACCTTAAAGTCCTCGCCGTCGCGGTCAACGGTTAGGTGGAGTTTCACAGCAGTTCTCCGGTTGAAATTTGAGCCTCAATCCATTTCGCCAATTCTTCGATTTTGACGGCAATTGTCGGCGTAAGAAGGGTGGCTGACAGTGTGGGAATTTCCATTTCTCGCAGCGTCTTTGCAAAGGCTTTTAGTTTGGCATTGTCCGGCGCGGCAGCGGCTTTTTTGGCGGCGGCAGCAGCTTCGGACTGCCTTTTCGCTTCCGCATCGCGTAGCGCACGCGCAGCGGCCTCGGCAGCGGCTAATTTCTTGCGCTCTTCGTCGGCGACGGCTTGCAGCCGCGCCTGCTCCTTTTTGGCTTCCGCATCGGCAGCGGCGCGCTCGGCCTGCGCTTTTTTCTCGGCAGCGGCACGCTCGGCTTTCGCTTTGGACTCAATCGCCTCACGCTCTTTGCGGGCCTTTTCCTCGGCAGCTTTACGCGCAGCCTCGGCAACGGCGTGCAAGGCGGCCAGTTTTTTTTCGGCGGCTTCTTGTGCAGCCTTCGCTGCCGCTTGCTCTGCGGCGAGCTTGCGGGCGGCTTCCTCGCGCTCGGCTTTGGCGGCAGCTTCGCGGGCTTCAGCCTCGGCTTTCAACCGCGCATTTTCAACGGCGATGCGCTCGCGTTCGATGCGCTCCGCTTCCGCTTTGGCTTTCGCCTCGGCTTCCAGCTTCGCGGCGGCGTCAATCTTCGCCTGACGCAAAAGCTTGGCGTCGGAAAGCATTTTGGCATAATTCTCAGCCGAAAGCTCGGACAGGTCGCCGAAAACAGGAACGTCAAGAAACGGCTGCAATTCCTTTTCGCGTGACGACTTCAATTCGGCCAGCCGCGCCGCCTCGGCACGCTCTGCGATGTCCTCGGCGTCTTGCAGCGCAGTTTCCACCGGAGACAGATCGGCGAGCAGGATGTTGTGGAATCCATCCACGGCGCGGCCATAAAGCAGCGCGTGTTCTTTTTGCTTCTTGCGGGCAGCTTCGCTTTCGAGCCGGACGGCGCGCAAGGCGAGACGGCAGGCGCGAGACTTGCGGATTTCCTTTACACAGGTTGCATCCTTCACGGATTCGGCCACGCCCCGCGCGTCATCAATCGCGGCGCGGGCTTTGGCGAAGATTGGTTTGAAGGCGTCAGCCAGCGATGACGCCGCCGTTTTTTCAAGCCCGGTCGAATCCGCGTATTTTACAAGCTTGTCATCAGCCGGATTCAAGACTTCGACATCAACTGTTTTGGTTTCGTTGTTCATTTTGTTTTTGGTTGCGTTAAATTTGTGCCGGACTATCGCGCCGTCCGGCTGGCGGCTACACTCTCTAGCTGTCACGCCAAACGAGGCGTTTCGTCTGCGCTTGTGCTTTTACGTCGAACTGGTCGCGCAGCATCCCGACGTGCGGCGGGGAGGAATCGCCGCAAAGTTATTGAATCATGCGGCGGATCGTCGCGCCTAACGAGGGAGGCATTCACGCCGGGATTTACAGCGTGGAAATCCTGCGTCATCCCCGGTCGGTTTCCGCTCATCGCAACATGATTCAAATTAAACCTCCGCTCGTCGCGGTCAAAGTCGGCTGCGTCGGGCGACTGGCGGAATGGTTGGAAAAGGGTCATGGCAGTATTTTTTGCGACTTCCAAACACCATCTTTTTTCCAAACTAGAAACCAATCCCATTCTTGAAAAAGCGTTGCTGCGGATTTAACATTTTCAAACCCGCCTCGAAAAGCGAATGTCCCCTTGACTTCAAAGCAAGTCATCCTGCCGTCAATCTCACAAGTCAGGTCAACCTTGAACCATAATCCGTTTGCCAGCTTAACCCGAATTGCTTGCGCTCGGAGATTTTTAGTTGATGCCAACGCTCCTAGATTATTGAACCATTCTCGCTCCAACTTGTTCATCAGAGGCTTTGAGTCCTGCCGGATGCGGACTCCCGGCGCGACTGTTAAGCAGTCAACAGGTTTGCTTGCGGCAGAGGTGCCGCCAGTCGCGCCGGAAATCTTGCCAGCCGCCACCCGCGCATTATGTTTCAAAACGTCCTCCATTGAAAAGTTTAGGCTCATTTTTTTCCTTTTAGGATTCCATTTTCCTGCATCCGCAGGAAATTATTCTTCAAACAGTGCCGGCGGTTTGATTCCAGCCGCCTCCATTTTTTTAATCGCCTTCTCGCGCCACTCCATTAAATCGCAGCATGAAGCGCCGTGAGCTTTTAGCCCGTTATGGCGATAGTTCAGCGGGTTTTCTTTCGCAAATTCAGCCTCGTTTTCGATGGTGTAAATTATCGAAATCGGCTTGCCTGAAATCGTAAGCTTGTTTGACATAAATCATTTGACCAGAAAATAATAAATCAGCCCGGCGGCAAGCGCCATCGCCGACAGGATGGCGATGAACCACCGCTCGCGGCGAATGCGGGCGCGGGTTTCGTCCATGAAGGAATAATCACGGCTTGGGTCGTCCTCGACAACGCGGAATCCGTTTTTTGTTTCTTCACCCAGTGGGATGCGTGGCAGTAGTTTCATATTTTTTGTTTAGCAGCCATAAATTATTTCCGCTCCTTTTCAAGTTCCAGCGCCAGCTTGAGCCATTCGCGCTTTTCTTCGCGGTCGCTTTCGGCGATAGCCATCATTTCGGAATGGGCAACTGCGGCCTGCGGGTATTGCGCCGCCGTGCCACGAACATATTTCCGGTGAAGTTGATTGTTGGTTTTCATATCGCGTAAATTTTGAAGCCAGAAGCGCAGGGCATCGTCTTGATGGTCAGGTTTTCTGAAATGAGTTTTTCTTCAAGCAGCATCTGAACTGTGGCATAAACCCGGTCGCGTTCGGCGGCGGTTTTCAGAATAAAACTGTCGCCGGGCTTTTTCAGACCTTTAATCCTGCTTGACAATGTTGGTGTTTCTTTCATCTGCCAAGACTTTATCAAAGGAAACAAGTTCCGTCAAGCGATTTTTCAACAGAAATGTCTTGCTCTCAATTCCGAATTGTGTTATCAATGGTTCCGTTACGAAAATAAATTTCTAATTTTATGATTCAGCTCGAACTTGCGACAATTAAAAGAGCATGGATTGATGAGGCCGCTGCAAGATTCGCGCTTCACGCTCCTAGGTTGGGGCAATTCACCAACGAAGATTTGCACCGGCTGCTTCCGGTTCCTGACCATGTAAATTGGTGGGGTGTGCTTTTTGCCTCGCTAAAAAATAAGGGGTTGATTCGCCGGGTGTCGGCGCGGCCCAGCAATCGGCCCGAAGCGAACGGGCGGCTGATTTCAGTTTGGGAAGTAATATGACCACCGCCGAAATCGCCAGCCTTGCGCCCATCCTCGCCCGCTACAAGCCCGCCGCCGCTCCGGTTGACGCCTACTGCCTCAAGCGCCGGAAAGTCATCCGCGAATCAATGGCGAGGCTGCGGGCGCGGCGCAAGGCGGCAGGATTGAACAATGCTGGAAAGCCGATGAAGCTGAATTTGGGCAGTCCGCGCTCTAAAATTTTGCCCGGTTCAAAAGCACACTTTGCCGAAAAATCATCTCAGGTAAAACCCGCATCAGGTGAAGTTCGTATTAACACCGCGAAATTTTGTTGACAGCCGGAATTGTTTCTAAAATAGTTGGCGCGTCAGTGAATCGGTGAGACGATTCCAAATGAGAACAACCAAACGAAATTTTAATTCTGTCCGCGTGGCGACCTCGCTTCCCGCAGTCCAGCAATGGATGACGGCAAGGTGTCTCACCGCTGCGCGGACAGAATTATGCTTTTGATTATGAAGGCTAAAGGATTGCTGCTATGAGCAGTCTCTACATCCGCGTGAAAACAGGATTTTACACGCACAAAAAAACTATCCGGCTGAAAATAAAGCTTGGACTGGATGCGTTTTGGCTACCCCCAAGGCTTTGGGCTTGGGCGGCAGAGAACCAACCGGACGGCGACCTGTCGGGATACTCCGCAGAGGAAATAGCAGAGCTTGTTGGATACACAAGCAATGCGCAAGCAATGCTACAAGCATTGAAGATTTGTGGTTTTGTTGATGAAAATGGAACTATTCACGATTGGCAGGAGCACAACGGCTACCACCAAACCTTTTCAATCAGGGCAAAAGCCGCAGCCGCAGCCCGCTGGAATAAAGAAAAAGCCCCCACACCCCAAAAAGAAGACTGTGGAAAAGGAAAAGGAAATGGAGACAAGCAATGCTTGGGTGATGCTACAAGCATTTATTCTCCAGAAAGCCGGGTTGCCCTCCACTTCTTGAACGAAAAAAGCGGTAAGCATTTTCGGGAGTCGGAGTCATCGCTTGAGCCGATCAACGCGCGGCTGAAAGAATCCGGCGTGGACATCGCCGGGGTGCGCCAGATGATTTCCCGGCAG